GAAAAATATGTTATACCTCCGAGAGAATCTCAGTTTCAACGAAGCAAAAATGATCGTTGAATCTGATGACAAAGATGGGAAAAACTTATACATGTCCGGGATTTGCATCCAGGGCGGTATACGTAACGCTAACCAGCGTGTTTACCCTGTTAATGAGATTGGCAAGGCTGTTAAGACCCTTAACGATCAGATTCAGAACGGTTATTCAGTTCTCGGAGAAGTGGATCATCCAGATGATCTAAAAATTAACCTGGACCGCGTAAGCCACATGATAACAAATATGTGGATGGACGGTCCTAATGGTTACGGGAAGTTGAAAATACTTCCAACACCTATGGGACAACTTATCAAGACAATGCTGGAAAGCGGCGTCAAGTTAGGTGTTTCAAGTCGCGGATCCGGTAACGTCAAGGACGACGGCACTGGCGAAGTATCAGATTTTGAGATTATCACAGTAGATATGGTAGCTCAACCTAGTGCGCCGGGAGCGTACCCAACACCAATTTATGAACACTTGATGAATAGTCGAGGAGGATTAAGTAGCTTGCGCATAGCGCAAGAGGTTAAAGGCGATCCTAAGGCACAGAAATATCTCAAAGAGAGCTTATTATCAATAATAAGCAAACTCCAATAACAAGGAGAATCATATGTTGGATGCGCTAAAAAGTTTATTTGAAAACAATGTGATTTCTGAAGAGATTAAAGAGTCAATTGAACAGGCCTTCGAAGCTCGCATTAGCGAGAGTCGTCAGGTTCTGACTCAACAACTACGCGAAGAATTCGCACAAAAATACGAACACGACAAGAACACAATGATTGAAGCAGTAGATCGTATGATCTCTGAACAATTATCTGCTGAGATTGTTGAATTTGCAGACGATCGTCGTCAACTAGCTGAAATGAAAGTTAAGCTAGTTCAAGAACGTAAAAAGACAGCTAAAGTAATGAGTGAATTTGTTACTCGTCAGTTAGCTTCTGAAGTACGTGAACTACACGAAGATCAAATGGCAATGGCTAGTAAGTTCGGAAAATTGGAACAATTTGTAGTTGAAGCTCTTGCTCAAGAAATTACAGAGTTCTTTAAAGACAAACAAGACTTAGCAGAAACTAAAGTACGTTTAGTTCGCGAAGGTCGTCAAGAAATCAAGAAGGTAAAACAAGATTTTGTTACCCGTGCAGCTAAGATGGTTGAAGGTGTTGTAAGCAAGAACTTACGTTCTGAAATTACTTCATTGAAAGAAGACATCGAAGCAGCTCGTAGACAAGATTTTGGCCGTAAATTATTCGAAGCTTTTGCTCAAGAATATTCTGCAAGCTACCTAAATGAAAAATCGGAAACAGCAAAATTACTCAAGGTCATAGACTTGAAAGATTTGGCAATGAAAGAAGCAGCGGAAGCTGTTGTTAAAGCTGAACAAATTTTAGAAAGTAAACAAGCTGAAATCCGTGCTCTTAAAGAGAGCCAAGAAAGAAAAGCAATCATGAGTGAACTACTTGCTCCACTTAACAGTGAGCAACGTGCAATTATGGGAGAGCTAATGGAGACTGTGAAAACAGAACGTCTAAACGAAAGTTTTGAAAAGTACTTGCCGTCAGTAATTAATGGTAAGGCTCCGCAGAAGAAACAGGCACTAGTAGAGGCTAAAGAAATTTATGGAAATAAGATTTCCAACACCAACCGTAGCAGCGAGGCAGTCGATAACATTATTGATATTCGTAAGCTCGCCGGACTTAAAATTTAAGGAGAATTTAAATGTCAGAACTACTTAATGGACGTTGGGCAGAAACAAAAGAAGCCCTATTAGAAGGCTTACAAGGCACTAAAAAATCAGTAATGGGTGTAACTCTAGAAAATACTCGCAAGTATTTGATGGAATCTCCAACTGCTGGTGCTACTTCTGCTGGTAACGTTGCAACTTTAAACCGCGTGATTCTTCCAGTAATCCGTCGTGTTATGCCAACCGTTATTGCTAACGAGTTGGTCGGCGTACAGCCAATGACTGGCCCTGTCGGTCAAATCCACACATTGCGTGTGCGTTATGCAGACTCATCAAGCGGCGCTAATGTGCTAGCTGGTGAAGAGGCATTAAGCCCATTCAAGATTGCTAGTGCTTACTCTGGCAACCAGAACGATGGCACTGCTAAAGCAGCTACTACAGCTTCTTTAGAAGGTCAAGCTGGTAACAGAATGAGCATTCAAATCTTGAAACAAACAGTTGAAGCTAAAACTCGTAAATTGTCTGCACGTTGGACATTCGAGGCTGCTCAAGACGCACAAGCCCAACAAGGTATTGACGTTGAAGCAGAAGTTATGGCTGCTTTGGCACAAGAAATTACAGCTGAAATCGACCAAGAAATTATCGCTTCGTTGACTTCATTAGCTGGTACAGCTACACAAACTTATGACCAAGCTGCCGTTAGCGGTACAGCTACATTCGTTGGTGATGAGCATGCCGCTTTAGCTGTTCAGATCAATCGCGTAAGCAACTTGATCGCTCAACGTACACGTCGTGGTGCAGGTAACTACGCTGTTGTATCACCATTTGCTTTAACAATTCTACAATCTGCTACTACTAGCGCATTTGCTCGTACAACAGAAGGTACATTCGAAGCACCTACAAACACCAAGTTTGTTGGTACATTGAATGGCGCAATGAAGATTTATGTTAACAGCTATGCATATGACACAGCACCTATCCTAATTGGATACAAAGGCTCAAGCGAGAGCGATGCTCCTGCTTTCTATTGCCCATATATCCCATTGATGAGCAGTGGTGTTGTATTGGATCCATCAACATTCGAACCAGTCGTTTCATTCATGACACGTTATGGTTATGTTGAGTTGTCTAACACAGCTTCTTCTCTAGGTAACGCAGCTGACTACTTAGGTCTAGTTGCTATCAATAGCGGTAACGTTAAGTTTAGCTAATTCAAACCTAGGGTTTGTAATAAATCAAAGGGCTCTTCGGAGCCCTTTTTTTATGTAAATACATTATGACCACTACAGCTTTCTTACTTCCTAATACAATTAACCAAGTAACTATTCCTAATGAAATAACAGGCATACCTAGTATTGATTGGAAAGACTTAAACTATATTACTGGCACAGGTTTATATGCTGTTAGCAAACAACCACTTTATACTATTAGTGGGTTGTGGATGGAAACGTTTCTTAGTAACACAAGTCAGATATGGTTAACTGATTTTAACATACCTGTAAATGCTAACACATTAACTGGAATAGAATTTCAATTAAACATACAACGTGCTGCTCGTATCGAAGACTTACTGATACAGTTAACCTTAAACGGCGAATTAATTGGAGATAATCTAGCTAGTTCTATTAATCCTGTACAAAGCAGTATGTATATAAATGATTTAAAAGAACCTGTAGATCCCATAGGAGATTATAATATCTACGGCGGATCAAATAATTTATGGGGAACTACATTATCTAATACTGATGTTACTGATCCTACATTTGGCATTGTAATTAGTTTTAAAAGTAATCAAATATATCCACATAGAGACATTGCCTATGTTGATCAAGTAGCCTTACGAGTCACCTACGCATAAATACAAAGTAATGACTCACATGGGGTGAGTTTTATGCGGAAATCCAACCGCGTATGGCCTAGAACGCCACTTTTCTTAAGGAGAAAATAAAATGGGACGTCCTTTAAATAAAAAATATTTTGGTAACCGCAACATAGGCACTGGCGGCTATCAAACAACACAACACGGTATTTCAAATACTGACACTGAAATAAATGATGGTGATGACCACATTGGCGGCGAAGGCTTTGCAGGAGTTACATTTGGCGCATCGGTAGCTGATACATCATACGGCAGCGGTGCATACTTGGAAAGAATCCCCACAATCTCAATAGCACCACCTACTATCGCTAACGGAGTGGCAGCTGTTGCCACCGTAAGTCATGTGCAAGCAGTTCACGGTGTAGTAAATACTGACGGTACTGGCCCTGGCGCAGACTACTTAACTGGTGATATTTTAACACTAGTTGGTACAAATATAACTCCAGCAAAATTCACAGTTGGCAATTTGGAAGTTTCTCAAGTGAGTATTGTTGCAGGCAATGACGGAACAAACGGTTATGCTGTTGGAGATCCATTAAACTTTGCCAATGGCGTTGTACTAGCTGTGGCAGCCATCAGTGGTGGCGGTGCTCTTGGTCCAGTAACTGGAGTAACTTTTACAAACCGTGGCACTTACAACGGTACTACTCCACCAACAGGCACAGTAACACATGTAAACTCATTGGGTGGTCAAGGATTTACTTGTAACTTTACTTGGGGTGTTAAAGATGTAACAGTGTTACAACAAGGCGATTATACAGCAGTTACTAGTGGTGCATCAGCAACTACAGTGACACATGCAGATTTGTCAGCAAGTTCAGCAGCTGGATGCACATTGGATGTATACTACGGTGTTAAAACAATTACTGTAAGTGAAAAAGGCTCTGGTTACACTGGAATAGAACCAGTTACATTTTCATCCGCAGTTGGTGGAAACAGCGAAACTCGTGCTACTGGTACTATGGTTTTAACAACTGATAGCGGAAATGTTGGCTCAGCAACCAATCAAGAAAACGCTATTATTGCTTATGCTTGGGTAGCTGGTTTGGAAGAAGTTGATATTATTAAACAAGTTTCAACAGATCGTTATCGTATCAATTCAAATGACACTGGTAATAGCGATACAGGATATGTTATTGGTAAATTAAAAGTTGACGGTGTTGCTGGCAGCAGTTTTGTTGGTGCCGAAGGCACACAAATGAACATCTGGGCATTTGATGCAGACGGCGGTTCATATCTTGTTAAGAAATTAACAGCTCGCAAAGCAGTTGTTTATCCATTTGCATGTGTTCGTTTAAGCAAATCAGCTGGCGCATTGTTTGCCGCTGGCCGAGCTGTACCTTGGAAGTTCTTTGAAGGTCAAGCAAATGCTTCAGCTGGTTATGTAAAGATCGAAAACGCTTAATAGAGAAAATTAATGACAAAAGTCGTAAATGTTAGTGATGGTGATTATATACTGCGTGTTCAACCTAATGGCAACATTATTTTAGACACGCAGTGGAACACCACTACTCTTAAATATGGTACAGTTACTATTTTAGGTAATCTTGATGTTAAAGGCACGAATTCCTATATTGAAACTCAAAATACACAGATTAGAGATAACATTTTACAATTAAATGTAGGACAAACTGGAAACGGTATTAGTGCAGCTAATGCATACATATCCGGTGTTGAAATTTTACGAGGATCTTATAGTGCAGCTCAGGTTATTTTTAGCGAGCAAGTACCACACTATGATCCGATAACTTCAACAACTGTCAACGGTACTTTTGTCATGCGAACCGCTGACGGAAAATTAAGCGGACTACAAGTAGCTAGCATTGCTAACTCAGGTACAACTGACTTTGTATTTGACATGCAAAATTCTACTAATGTGATACGAGTAGCAAATGCTAGTGGCGGCTATGAAAACAATGTTAATAATGATAACGATCTTATTAACAGAAAATATTTGTATAACTATGTTGCAGCTAGCGGCGGAGTGGCCACTGTAGATAGAATTTATTTTCCTATTTCTGGAGGAATTGGTAGTTCAACAAGTAGTATTGAAGCGTTTGGATCCAGTATTGTATTTCAAATCTCTCAATTAACTCGTGCTAGGTTAGATGCAGGCGGCTTGTCTATTGATAATATAAACGCTTATCAAAATACAATTACAAATACTGGAGCACATAATCTTGTACTGACAACATCATCTGGATACTCTGTAGAAGTTGCTACTGTCTTAGCATTGGATGATCAGACTTGGAACACACCTGCTTATTCGTCAGGCAATACAAAATTATATTCTAGTAGTACTGTAGGTGCTGGCGGCACAGGTTTGTACTTTACAAATAATCAAGCCGCGCAGACGCCGACGAATTAATTAGTAGAAGACGTGCAGTAGCACTAAGTATTTTACTATAAGGAAATATAATGGCAATTTCAACAACAAGAATAACAACTAGTAGTACATCTTATACAGCATTTACAGGAGTAACGGTTGCTCCAATCACTGGAAATGCCATTACATGTATTATGATTTGCAATACTGGCAATGATGATACCGCTGTAATAAGTATGTGGGCTGTGCCCAATGATGCAGGAGCAGTTGGATCTCCGAGTACAAGCAATCAAATTGTCAACGCACTGGCTGTGCCAGGTGGTGAAACTGTAAGTTTTGATCAAGAAAAATTAGTATTTGGCAATAACGACACACTGGTAGTTTCTAGTAACGTGTCAAATATGCTAACTGTACTAGTAAGTTGGATTCCAGTATAACATGCGATATCTCAAGCGTCAAAATATAAATCGTAGGATTCCGCAAAGTACAACGGTATACTCAGATGCGGCCGATGCCAACGTCTATGTTAATCCTAGAAACTCTGGTAGTCTAGTATTACCGCAAGGAACAGATGCACAAATTCCAGGCAATCCAGTAAATGGAATGATGCGTTATAATGTTGACCATAATCAAGTACAAGTGTATCAAAGCGGAACTTGGAGAAGTCTAAGATTTAAAGAACCTGGTTTAATCACGCAACAAACGCTTGGTACAGGTGATGCCGACGAAGTCTATTTTGGCCCGTTAACTCCGTCCCCTATTTCGTATGCTAGTACACAAAGTGACATGACTTGGGACATGGTACAAATGGCTAAAAATATTTTAGTTATTGTTGAAAATGTTATTCAAATAAGCGTAACAAACTATACAATAGTACAAAACCCAGCGCCCACTATACATCATCCAGGAGCATATACAACAGGATATTATATATTCTTCAGTAGTCCAGTTCCACTAGGAAAAGTTGTTACTGTATTACATGGTTTTGACCAGTAATACAAGGAGTCTACCATGGGGCGAGAACTAGGTAGAATAAGCGGTCCGTTATTAGCAGATAATCTAAAGCGTAACGGAATTGATCTCGCATTTGAAACAAATCTTTTATATTTTGATGTTACCAATAATCGCATTGGTATTAATTTTAACTCTCCTACAACTGATCTTTTTGTAAACAGTACCACGAATGCTCCAATAGTACGAATTGATACCGAAGCTGATTTTGCCAATTTTGTTGTCAATACTAACACTATAAGTGCTACAACTGGATCAATTACTATATCTCCTGACCAGTCTAGCGACCCTACAATTGTTGTTCCGACATTAAGTACTGCTAATTTAAATTTTAATACAACCTGTATACAAAGTACGCTTACAAGCGACGATATTAATTTTACAGCAACCGGTAGTATAAACTTAAACAACGATGTTTATATCACTGGAGATTTACATGCTACCGGTAGTATTACCTTTGATGGAAATATCACGTTTGGTAATGAACCAACTGATACAGTAACATTTGACGCTGAAGTTGCAAGTGATATCTTACCAAGTGAAACGTTAAAAGACAATCTTGGATATACAAATAATCAATGGTTGGCAGAATACTCAACTAATTTATATGCAACATTAACTAATATCAACAACAGATTATCATCTAATGATATTACAATTGGATCGGTACACTTAACAAATAATCAAATTTACAATATAACTCCTGATAGTTCAGTTGTGTTTAGCCCCAATGGAGCTGGTGTAGTAAATTTAAATAATTTTTTAACATTTAAGGATAATACAATCAGTAATACATCCGGAACTGTACTTACATTTGCACAGTCTGCTGATTTGCCTATAAAGGGTCTTTATAAATTTACAACAGGCGATGTTGGTGCGGTAGTAATTCCACTGGGCGATGCTACAAATTATACTCCTGAAGTTGGAACCATACGTTTTAATCCAACACTTAATACTGGACAGGTATACACAACAGATAACGGCTGGATCAGTTGGCAAGGCCCTCCAGGAGGTATTGCTAACCAAACAACTTACTCAGAGGAAGTACTAATTTATACCCTTATGCTAGGGTTATAACCAAAATCCTATAAATACTATTACTGTAAAATCTGACCAAGGTTTTACGATATTCAACTGTGGTAAACCGACAAAGAGCCGAAAGGATGCGAGAGTGATCTCAAACTAGGTTAACCGTGAAACACGGGGTATACGGGAGCGTAAATGGCTGTTGGTCGAATTTCGGGTCCGCTCTTAAAAGATAATTTGCTTCGCGACGGAGTAGATTTAGCTTTTGAGACGAGCCTTCTTTACTTAGATGTTAATCATAGCCGTGTCGGTATTAACACAGCCTCGCCACAATACGACTTAGATGTCAATGGCACGATCCGTACTACCAATTTAATAGCAACTACAAGTGCCAAACTAGCTACTTTTACCTTTAGTGGTAATACTTTAAGTAGTTCAGATAATACAATTAATCTTACTCCTAGCGGTACAAATGCTGTAGTTTATCAAGGAAAAATCAGCGTAGGCAGTTTAAATATTGCTACAAATACTATTAGTAGTGTTGGAACTAATGTTGACATTAATGTAAGCCCTAGTGGCACAGGCAAAATTAAATTAAACAGTAATACTCTTGTCAACGGAAACTTGCATGCCACTGGTGATATAACTGCAGATGGTAATATTACTCTAGGAAATGCATCTACTGATACTGTAACATTTGATGCTGAAATTAACAGCGATATTTTACCTAACACAAATAATACCCATAGTCTAGGATCTCTTAGTTTAAAATGGAAAAATATATATGTTGGAACCGCCAATTCTGACAATGTTATCAGTACTTCTGTTGCCACATCCGATTTAAAAACTTCGGATTTAGAAATCACCGGAAATACGATAAGTACATATACAACTGACACCGATATTAATTTAACGCCTAACGGTGCCGGAAACGTAGTTTTAAGTAATTTAGCTTTTAGTAATAATAATATTACAAACACTGTAATAGGTGCTGTTACTAATTTTGTTTCAACTGGCAACGGGTATTATAAATTTGGTGGATCGTATGGTTTAGTTATACCGGTCGGAGATAATGCTGATAGACCTCCGCTTATCTTAGATGAGATTGGTATGATTCGATTTAATACCGTGAGTCAAGGAGTAGAAGTTTATAACGGTGCTGCATGGGCTAGTGTTGCGGGAAATAACGGAGGCATAACTAGTAGTGCAGCATCTGATATTGGAATTGCAACAGTTTTAACATTTGGATAAAGAATAATGACATCAGTTTTTAAAAATGTATTAGCGGCAAATTTAGGTACAACACCTACCACGGTGTTAACATCAAATGCATCAGCCACGACTACTATTATTGGTATGAGCGTTACAAACATAACAGCTGATCCTGTAACAATTAGCATAAAACTTACTGACCCAAATGGTGGCGGATTTGGTGTTGCAACTACAGCATATTACTTGCGCAATATTATAGTACCTCCTTATCAAAGTTTACGAGTTATTAACGGCGGCGAAAAATTAATATTAGCAGCTAGTACGGCTGTTGTTATGACAGCTAATACAGATAATAGTTTAGATGTAGTAATGAGCTGGGTAGAGATTAGTTAAGGAATAAAATTATGAGCTATATTGGACAAGATAATTCAAGTGGACTATTAGGTGGAACACCTCGATACTTTTACGGTTTGCGTAGAACTGATGCAGGCGATTTATACATTCAAAAAGTTGACATGATCCAAGGAAGCGATTCTGTAACAATTAACAATGCAGGTGATTCTGCAAATAATTTTATACAATTTGCTGAAGGCGTAGATTTTTTTGAAGGCAGAGATGTTAATCATAATTTAGTATTTGGTAATTTAAATTACGAACAATATCGATGGGCTGACGCCAATATTAACTATTATTTAGATCAAACTACTGGGCAATTTGTAGCTAGAGTTAATCAAGCATATTCATACCCAACAGGTGTATAAAACTACTAATTAACAAGAGATAAACAATGACTGAATTTCAAATAAGCAGAATTAGATTTACATGGAAAGGCCCATGGGTTGCATCTACATCTTATACTAAAGATGATATTGTACAGTACGGCGGAAAAAGTTATGTTTGTCTAATTGGTAATACTGCAACTTCTAATTTTAATACAGACCTTGCCAGTGCATATTGGAGTCTATGGTTTGATGGATATACATGGAAAAATACATGGACCACTAACACCATATACTCAACAGGTGATATAGTAAATTACGGTGGAATAGTTTATATATGTTCAACAAATCATACTAGTGCAAGCTCAGCTTCGCTAGCATCTGCAGGCGGTCTTGAAGCTAATCAAAGTTCATGGACAGCGTATGCAATTACAGAATCTTGGAAATCTGTTTGGACTGTTGGTACACAATACAAAGTCAAAGATGTAGTACGCTATGGAGGTACCTTGTACATTTGTACAACGGCACATATCAGTGCTGCAACAGCATTACCTCCATCAGGCGGCTTAGAATTAAATTTATCATCATGGGCAACATTTAGTGTTTCAGATGATTGGAAAACAGACTGGACTCCAACAACAGCATATAAGGCTAACGATTTAGTACGTTACGGCGGTATACTATATCGTTGTACTACCGGGCACACCAGTGCTACCTACACAACACCTACATATTTAGGTCTTGAAAATGATTTAAGCAAGTGGACAGTAGTACACAACGGTATTCAATATTTGTCAACTTACAACGGATCAAGTTATCGTTATAAAGCAAATGACGTAATTACATATGGTGCCAATGCTTGGATTTGCAGTACATATCATGTATCAACATCTACATTTAATCCTTCAAACTGGACACTATATACTCCAGGCCAAGAATTTGTAAATGCATGGGTCATAGGAACTACCTATCAATTAGGCGATGTAGTACGTTATGGTGGTTATACTTATACAAGCAAAATATCAAATAATACAGGAAACGTACCAAGCACTAGTAGTGCCAATTGGTTATTACTAACACAACAGTACAGCGTACAAGGTGAATGGAATAATACAACACCGTATAAAATTGGTAGTCTAGTTAGAAGAGACGGATATCTATATGTTGCAATACAAGATACAACAGCTGGCATAGAAACTGATAACGGAACATATTGGACCGTAGTAGTACCAGGAAGATATTGGAAAAATATCTGGGCATCGACTACAACATATGTCGTTGGAGATGTTGTTTCTTATAAAGGAACAAGTTTTGAATGCATACTCAGACACGTGTCATCAGTTGCTAGCACTCCGAGTAATACCGGTTCAGCTAGTACATGGTGGAAAACACTAGTACAAGGTGACGAGTTTGATGGATTACTAACTGTTGGAGATTTACCAGTATATGCATCATCTAACCCAGCTTCGGCTTTATTGATTGGCACATACGGTAATGTTTTAAAATCAACAGGAACAGATCCTTCATGGTCTAACTTTGGTGCTGTACCAGGTGTATACTACGTATCAAACACCACAGGAACTGACAGTCTTACTAACGGTACTACTATAAATTCTCCTTGGAAAACTATTGCATATGCTTGCGCCCAAGTTGCCGCCGGTACATTGTATACAAATGCCAATTATTTGCTGAAAGCCAATAAAGCATGGGCTGTGGCAGAAATGTATAACTGGATGATTTATCAAAATAAAAATAATTTAAGTCCGTTTACAACTAGTTCGTCATACGATCCTCAAAAAACGCAACGCGATGCCGAATATATTGTAGACGCACTTGTTTACGACATGGGTCGAGGCGGAAATAGTCAGACAGTAGCGGCAGCATCTGCATATTTTATTCCTGGAACTAATACATTTATTAATACAACTGTGGCAAGTGAAATGCCTTATTTTATAGCGGCACTAAATTATCTCCAGACATTGTTATTAAATGCTGTTAATAATACTGCTCCAGCAACAAGCTATCAATCAGCTAATAATGTTTCTTCAACGTCATTGGCAATTACAAATATAACATCATCTGGAGTGCAAGTAGTAATATCGTTTGCTACGCAAATTACTGAACCGTTTTCAATAGGCGAAACTATAACAGTAAGCGGTGTTATCCCATCTACTTATAATGGAACATATACTGTTTCTACTGTAACAACCAGTAGTGTAACTTTTTTAAGTACAGTAGTTGATTCGTTTATAGGCGGTACACCATCGGTTGTAGGGTCCGCAATTAATCAAACTATTAATCTTAGCTACACTGCAGAAACAAGTGCAGCTTCTTTGGTTACAAATTTAACAAATATTATAATATATGCGTTAACAAATCAAACTACCACAAACATTCCTCCAGCAAATCAAGGACTGACTGCTACAATTTTTATTAAAACAGGCACTTATCAAGAAATACTTCCAATTAGTGTACCAGAAAACACAGCACTAGTTGGAGACGAATTAAGAACTACAATAGTTCAGCCATCTCCGATAACTTCTAGCTTTAATGGATCTATTAATAACGGAAGTGGCGGATCTGGTACAATACTAACTGTGACTTCTATGGTTAGTGGCAGCAATCCAATTTCAATTGGTATGTACATTAGTAGTCCTGTTTGTACATTGCCAACACAAATTACCGCGCAAGTTTCGGGTACTCCAGGCGGTGCTGGAATATATACTGTTAGTAATGCTGCTAATTTTAATAGTATCCTTATTGTAGGCGGATATTCAACAGCTAATATGTTCTATGTACGCAACGGTTCTGGTATCAGAAATATGACGTTATCTGGAATTGTTGGAGTATTACAATCTCCAAACATTTATAGAACTAGCAGACCAAATGCCGGCGCTTATGTAAGTTTAGATCCAGGCACCGGGCCAGCAGATTCTTCAGTGTGGATTTTTAGAAAATCGCCTTATGTACAAAACGTTACTACATTTGGTACCGCATGCGTCGGAATGAAAATTGACGGAACATTACATAATGGCGGAAATAAGTCAATTGTAGCCAACGATTTTACACAAGTACTAAGTGATGGTATTGGTTGCTGGTGTACTGGGTCTGGAGCATTAACAGAACTAGTGTCTGTATTTACATACTATAATGCTGTTGGTTACTTGGCAGATGCTGGCGGACGTATTCGTGCTACTAACGGAAATTGTTCGTATGGTACGTATGGTGCTATAGCCGAAGGATACGATAACACAGAAATTCCACTAACTCCTGTTGTTAATAATAGGGCAACACAAGCACAAGTAGCTGAAGTATTTGCAGGTCAGGCTCAAAATAAAATTTTAGCATTAGAATTTAGTAATTTTGGACAAAATTACACAACAGCCAGCTATAGTTTTACAGGCGCAGGTACTGGAGTTTCAGTTATTGCTGACGAATTTAGAGATAATGCAATATTTGAAACACGTATTACCGGAACTTCTATAGCGGCAGGTGGTAATGGTTACTTAACAGCAGGTAATAATGCTCAAGGCGGCACCAGTTCTACAATTATATTTGCCAGTAATGATCAGAATTTGCCAGCTAATTATTTAGGTCTGCGTGTTTTTATTACTAGCGGAACTGGAGTTGGACAATACGGATATATCCAATCATATAATACGAGCACAAAAACAGCAACAATATACGCAGATTCTACTAGTTTAGC